CGGCTTGCGCCCCCTCGGATACGGGTGCGGATTTCGGTTCTCGCCTTTGCTTTATACCCACGTCAGCGTAACACGCTTTGAGTGATAACCTTTTCCCTGCCTCTTTGTGGGGCAGGGTTCAAATAATAACAGTATAAAACGATGATTGAAGAAATGAACAACATACCAAAAGAAGATGACGGAAGCCTCGCTTTCCTGAATATCCCGAGAGATGAAAACAGCAGGAGTTTCAATTGTGATGAAACGACACAATCAAAACTCGTAAACACCACGTTTTGGGTGGTTGATTTCATTGAAGAAGTTCCGACAAGATTCAGCAAGGCTAAAGGAGTAAAAGGTCAGACGCTTGTAAAAATCAAGCCATCAAAAGACAGTTTGGAATCAGATGCCAAGAAATTTTTCACTGGTTCATCCGACATTCTTTATGTTTTGAAGAAAATCAAAGAAATGAATAAGTTTCCCCGAAAAGTTACTTTGAGGGGTAACGGTAACAGATATTATTTTGAATAAGAAAACAATGAAATAACAAAATAAAAAGGTGGGTCATTCTTGTGGTGTCCTGTTCAGCGGTAACGCGAATAACAGTGCGAATGCAGGTCTCGCTTATGCGAATTCGAATAACACCCCCTCGAATACGAATGCGAATATCGGTTCTCACCTATGCTTTAAAATTGGTTTTGACAATATGAAACAATATAAAAGAATGACAGCCTTGCCACTTGGCAAAAGATTTCAAGCAAACCTCCTAAAAGTGTTGGTAGGAACGCCTGTTGTATGGGCTACCGAAGACTCTGAATAAGAAAAGCAAAGCAAAAAGATGAAAAGAATAGGTAATTTATACAATAAAGTAATCTCCGTGGAAAATTTGCGTGAAGCTGACGAAAAAGCACGCAAAGGCAAAACAAACACATACGGAGTTAAAGTTCACGACAAAAATCGTGAAGCAAATATTCTTGCTCTTCATGAAGCATTGCTGACAAAGACGTTCAAAACCTCCCCTTATGATGTCTTCACGATTTTTGAACCCAAGGAGAGGCTTATTTTCCGTCTTCCGTACTATCCTGACAGAATAGTACATCATGCCGTCATGAATGTTCTTGAACCGATTTGGGTCAGGACTTTCACGCACAATACTTTTTCATGTGTCAAGGGACGTGGAATAGAGGGGTGTGCCCGGCATATAGATAAAATCATTGAGAAGTACAAAGGCAAGCCATTATACTGTCTTAAAATTGATATAACCAAATATTATCCCTCCATTAACCATGAAGTCTTAAAAAAAATTGTACGCCGGAAGATAAAAGACAAAGACCTACTGTGGCTTCTTGATGAAATTATTGACAGCGCAGAGGGGCTTCCTATCGGGAACTATCTTTCACAATATCTCGCCAACCTGTTCTTGTGCTATTTCATGCACCGTGTGAACGAAGTATTGAAACTTGACGCAGCCGAATACGCTGATGACATCACGTTTTTCTCTTCATCAAAAGAACAACTGCGGGAAGCGTTCAAAGAGATAAGAAAAATGATTGAAGATGAACTAAAACTGAAAATCAAAGGAAACTATCAGATATTCCCAATAGCAGCCAACCGTTATGACAAACACGGGCGTGCGCTTGATTATGTCGGTTACAAGTTCTACCGTAATCAAAAACTTATCAGAAAGAGTATAAAGAAGAATTTCTGCCATACCGTTTCACGGCTAAACCGACGTACCCCATTGCTTGACGCAAAGGCTTATAAACAAGCTGTTGCCCCGTGGCTCGGTTGGGCAAAACATAGTGATAGTAAACATTTATTAAAAACAATCATTAAACCGTGTTATTATGATAGCATTTTATGACAATCAGCCTGCCAAATTGGAGGCAGTCGGAAACGGAAGTTACGTTTACCGCTTCAACATTCAGAAAGTTGAAAAACCCGCCACCGTTGAACCAAGCGAACTCGCTTCTGACGATGAAGCCCCGGTTCAGGAACAATGGAAATGTGAAGAAGCTACCGTGTGGGCTCCGCTTTCTTCAAACAAGATAACTGAAACAGTTATCACGGAGAAGTGGGACAACAACCGGGAACAAAAACTTGTGAATGAGTTCAACGCAGCGAACCTCGGTATGATTGGAGGGGCGAAATCAAGCGAGGAAGCCAAGGCAAAGATTGAGGCATACAAAGCCTATCTATCCGAACGTGCTACCCTGAAAGCGCAAGTGGATGCAGACTGCCTTGAATACGGTATTCTGTAACTTGTAAAAACCGCTTCCCGTCACGTTATTCAAACATAAAATGTGACGGGAAGAATGGTTATTCTTGAAAAAGCCTTTTTTTAGCCCCGTAGAACGCTTAAAAGTGATTACAATATAATCATACCATTTTAAAAAGAAAGTTTAACCACGGGGAAATTCGGAAAAAATAACTCAAAGTTTAGTAGTATGATAATTTACAATAATGCAGGAAACAAGGTTCTTGAAATCGAGGTTGATGATAACAGTTATCGCAATAGGGCTGTCATGGGAGACCATAGTTTAACGTTGTACTATTCACTCCCCGAACACGTTGAAATCCCAGTAGGCTCTTACTGTGAGTTTCAAGGCGAAACGTTCACGCTCAAACGCCCGGAGAATTTCAAGATGAAACATAAAAGACTGTTTGAATACACGGTGCTTTTTGACCCGCCCGAAGCAAACGCAAAAGTTTGGAAATTCAGAAACCCGGTTGACGGACGTTTGAAATTTTCGTTGACTGCAAAGCCGCATGAACATCTTCAAATGTTTGTTGACAATATGAACCGCCGTGACAAAGGATGGACGGTTGGCGAATGTATTGACGGTGTTGAAACCCTGATTGCCTATGACCATGATTTTTGTATTGACGCTCTAACCCGCATGGCTTCAACGTTCAAGACAGAATACGAGTTTACGGGAAAACGTGTGTCATTACGTAAGATTGAATACAACAAAAGTAACCCCCTCCCGCTGTCTTATGGATGTGGCAACGGGTTCAAGCCGGGTGTCGGACGTTCAAATACGGGAGACAACCCGCCAACGGAAATTTTGTTCGTTCAAGGCGGTACGGACAATATAGACCCGTCAAAATACGGTTCTTCCGAGCTTCTTCTTCCCAAGAACCAAACACTCGCTTATGACGGCGAACATTTTGAAGATGAAGACGGCTTCATAGCCAAGAACGCCCGCCGTTATGTCGTTGATGAAGCAGGGCTTTCAATACGCCGTGATGACAAACAACTGTCATCACTCGCCGAAGATAGTCTTGACTGTTCTGAGATTTACCCGAAACGTGTCGGTACGGTCAACACGGTTGTAGTTGTTGATGAGAAAAACAACTTTTATGACATTGTTGACACGTCAATCCCATCTTCACTGAATTATGAAGAATGCTTGATAGAGGGGGAAACTATGACCGTTGTTTTTCAGACGGGTATGCTTGCCGGACGGGAGTTTGAGGTTAAATATTACCATAATGCCGTTAAAGGAAAGGCGGCACGTCGTTTTGAGATTGTTCCCGCAGACATAGACGGGCAAACTATGCCAAATACCACATTCGCCCCTAAATCGGGCGATAAGTATGCCGTATTCAAATGTATGCTTCCCACAGCTTACATTTGTGATAATGCCACGAAAACAGGCGCATCATGGGATATGTTCCGGGCGGCTGTAAAATGCTTGTTTGATAATGAAGACCTGAAATTCACATTCACGGGGGAACTTGACGGGATATGGTCGAAAAAAGATTGGGTAAACATCGGGGGGCGCATCAAACTCGGAGGATATATCCGTTTCTCTGACGAACAGTTTCAGAAAGATGGCGTTCTCGTGCGTATAACGGGTATAAAAGATTATATCAACAAACCACATAGCCCCGTGATTGAACTTTCAAACACAACGGTAAGCGGCAGTGTTTCATCAACATTGAATGACCTGAAAAGTGAGGAAGTCATCGTTGATGACCTACACCGTGACGCTATTCAATTCACAAAAAGACGGTTCAGGGACGCAAAGGAAACAATCAGCATGTTGGAAGAAGCATTGCTCGACAATTTCACGAACTCAATCAACCCGATTGCCGTTCAAACGATGTCAATGCTTGTAGGCGATGAAAGTCTTCAATTCCGTTTTGTGAACTCAAAGACAAACCCCGTCCCGGTTACGCACAGAATTGTCTATGACAATGAGACGAAACAACTGACAGCGGCAGCGGGTATCATACAACACATGACCCTCGGTATCAATACGGTCAGTGCATCGCACAAGGTTTCGGAATATAAATTTTGGGATATGACAGCCTACACAAGCGCAGTGCTTGATGACGGTAAGAAGAAGTATTATTTGTATGCAAAAGTCTCAAAGACGGCACAAACAGGTGTTTTCACCCTGTCTGAAAATGCAATCAAATTAGAGGGTGTTTCAGGCTTCTATCATCTTCTTGTCGGTGTCCTGAACTCTGAATACAATGAAGAACGAAGTTTTGTCACTCTGTACGGTTTTACAGAAATCCTTCCGGGACGTATCACGACAGACAAGATTGTTTCCACAGACGGGAACACTTATTTTGATTTATTGAAAGGTATCATATCCGGGCAAATAAAGTTCAAATCAGGTTCATCGGGCTTATATGAACTTGATGAATGGGAAGCCGTGAACGGTTTGATAACTCAGGCTCAGAACACCGCCAACGCCGCCGTTGAGAGCGCAAAGAACGCCAATACCGCCGTTGGAAATTTAAACGACTATGTGGACGGTGCGTTCGCTGACGGCATTATTACGGAAGCGGAAGCGAAAGCGATTGAGAAGTACATCAACACAGTGAACAACACGAAAGCCGCCGTGGAAGCTGCGTATAACAAACTGTACACAAACGCCTATCTTACGGGAACGGCAAAAACCGGGCTTCTGAATGCCAAGGTTACGCTTATGGGCAGTATTGAGAACCTTATCAGCGCAATCAATTCCGCTATCGCCGATGGTAAAACCACCGTAACCGAAAAGAACAATGTTGACAGTAAATACGCCACTTTCAACAGTGCGTATGCAGACTTTAACACAGCCGTAGAAGCCGCCAATAAAGCTATTCAAGACACGCTGAAAGGATATTCCGATTCAGTTCTTAACACCGCCAACGCCGCCGTTGAGAGCGCAAAGAACGCCATTGCACAGGATTTGGGTTACGCGAATTTCGCTGATTTGGCAGAGAAAGCCGCCGCGAATGAAACCATTATTGTAGGAGGCAAAATCAACACAACATTGATTAACGCAGAACTTATAGTTACGGCGGCTTTGCTTGCCAAATTGGTTAAAGTGACCGAACTTATTGCAGAAAATTTGACTGTTACCGGAAATTCAAAAATAGCCGGGTTCAGCGTCAGTGGAAACGGGCTTACCAACACCCCGTTTAACAATGATGCGTATGTGATATTCCGTAATGACGCACATAAATGTTTTGCGGGTATCGGAGGAAACGTACTGCCGACATCATCAGGGTTGAGAGCCGTAGCAAGATTTGAGAATGAAGACACGTCCGATTGGTGGGGTTTGGGACGGAATGTCGCAATGTTGCTTTCTGCCAAAAACGGAACGTATAACCATGCTTTTTTAGGCGATGGCAACGGTACTCTGAACGGATGGATAGAAGGCTACAAGTACAGCAAGTTTACGCTTTCTTCCGCTAATACAATTTATAACGGTTATTCCAATCTTAAAGACAATAACCGATGGGTAATTTATAGCAGCGTGGATAATTCAGGAATAACTCTGCCAAAACTCTCAGAGGTCAGAGATGCACTTGGGATAGGCACAAGCACAAAGTTTTGTGTGGAATTTACCGTTATCTCAGACCTTGATTCAAAAGATTTCGATATATACGGAAGAAATAGCAAGAAGAGTAGTGATGGAACTTACCCATGGAATACGTCTGAATACCCCAATTTGGTACATTGGGACAACGACCACTGGGACAGCGTGGCAATGGGAGCAGGTGACAGCCTTACGGTGTTGCTTATATATGATTCAAGTAAAGGTGGCAGCAAAGGCGGTTATCCCCTGACCTATACAGCGAGAATAATCAATAGACAGAATTAAAAGAGATTATAATTAAACAACTTTAAAAGTGATTATATTGTAATCAGTTTGTATATATTTGCAAATAAAAATCAAAGACTTATGGAATATTTACCAGCTATTATCAGCGCAATAGGCACAATCATCGCCGCATGGTTTGCTTATAATCAGTACACGAAAAACAAGCTCACGGACTTAAAAATTGAGAAGTTCAGACAGGATGAAGAAATCAAAAGCATTCGCCGAGCCGATAATTCTTCTATCGTTTACGGGGAATTATGGAACATTCTTCACGAACTTGACGCTGACAGAGTTTATATTGTTCAGCCCCACCCGTTGGGAAATGAAAGTCTGTTATCAATCTATTATGAAGTAAAGCGTAAAGGTGTTGAGCCAATGAAGCCACATGTACAAAATCTTCGTATCGCAGACGTGGCTAAATTCAGTTCTGATATGGTTAAAAACCTGTTTATGTATATCACGGATATAGACACACAGGTTCAAGACAAATACGCAAAATCAATTCTATCAAGTTACGGATGCGAGGCGGCTGTGGTAAAGCGTTTAAATGATAACAAGCATGATTGGGTCGGTTCAATTTTCTGTGAGTTTACACGCCCGATTCATGTATCAGAAGATGAAGCGAGAGAGATTATGCACCGATGTGCGATGAATATTCAATACCTATTACCAGAATATAAATAAGAACGAGTATGAAAATTCTAATTGACAACGGTCACGGGGTTGACACGGCGGGCAAGCGTTCCCCTGACGGCTCTTTGAGAGAGTACAAATACGCAAGAGAAATAGCCGAAAAAGTTGTATCAGAGTTGAAGAAACGAGGCTTTGACGCTGAACGTATCGTCACAGAAGAAAACGACATCAGCCTATCCGAACGGTGTCGGCGTGTAAATTCCATTTGTGACAGAGTAGGAACGAAGAACGTCATTCTCGTTTCTATTCATTGTAATGCAGCGGGAAACGGTTCTCAATGGATGAACGCACGTGGATGGGAAGCGTGGACTTCTGTCGGTCAGACAGCCGCCGATAAAATGGCAGACTGTCTGTATAAGGCGGCAGAGGAAACAGACTTCAAAATTAGAAAGGACACAACGGACGGAGACCCCGACAAGGAGGGGCATTTGTATATCTTGAAACACACGAAATGCCCCGCCGTTCTGACTGAGAACCTTTTTCAAGACAATAAAGAAGACGTGGCGTTTCTTCTGTCAGAAGCTGGAAAAGAAACGATTGTCTGTCTTCATGTCAAAGGTATTATCAACTACTTAAAGACAATCTGAAAAATGAAACATCTTCCCTTGCTCTTACTATTGACATTCATTATAGGCGGCTGTGCTTCAAGCCGCCGCCTTTCTGAAAGCGTTCATCAACAAGACAGCGTTGGTATTAGGGTTGAAACCCGTATTGAATACGTACCCGATACTGTCTTTATTGAAATACCGGCACAAACGTCAGAACGTGAAACAGCCGATAATACATCGCATCTTGAAAACGATTACGCAACGTCTGACGCACGGATAAACCCTGACGGAACTTTATACCATAATTTGAAGACTAAGCCGCAGAAAAAGCCAGTAGGGTTTGAAAAGCCCGTTGAACGCAAAGACAGCGTTATTTATAAGACAAAGACCGTAACAAAAACGAAAATCGAGAAAGTCCCCCGTGACCTTACTTGGTGGCAGAAAACACAGATTTACGGCTTTTGGGTCATTCTTTTCATTCTTGTGATTATTTACAGGAAAAAGATTTTATCCCTTGTAAAATGGCTTATCTGATTATCTTATAAAGAAATAAAATCGGAAATTATATCGGAATTTTGGCAATTATGATTATCTTTGAACCGACATTTGAAAAAGATAAATAGCGTTTGCTATTGCCGTTGAGGTCAGAAAATCGCCAATATTCAGAAATCTCAAAAGCAATGGTAGATGCCCACGTCATATACGTGGGCATTTCCTTGTGAGATTTCGGGCGTTTGGCGATGCCTCTGACCTACGAGGAATGCCCACGTTTTTTGTGTGTATCTGTGAACAACGGCAACCACTATAAGAAGAACCGTTAAATAACAGATATATGGATTTCAAAGATTCAATAAAACAAATCTCAGAACGAATCGAGACCCTCAAAGCCAATCTTCCGACAGAAGAAGCGACAAAGACGGCTTTGATTATGCCTTTTATAAACGCATTGGGGTATGATGTCTTCAACCCTTTGGAGGTGTTGCCTGAAATGTGTTGTGACATCGGCACAAAGAAAGGCGAAAAAATTGATTACGCCATAATGAAAGACGGCGAGCCGATTATACTTATTGAGTGTAAGCATTGGGAACAAGACCTAAACCTGCATGACAATCAACTGTTACGTTACTTCAATGTCTCAAAGGCAAAATTCGGCGTATTGACAAACGGCATAACATACAGGTTTTACACAGACCTTTCAGAACCAAACATTATGGATGAAAAGCCGTTCTTGGAAATCAATATGCTTGACCTGAAAGACACGCAAATCGAAGAATTGAAGAAATTCCATAAATCGTATTTTGATGTTGATATGATTCTGAGTTCAGCAAGCGAACTTAAATACATGGGGGAATTAAGAACCGTCATCGGGAAAGAGTTCACGAATCCGTCCACTGATTTTGTGCGTTTCTTCGGGAAACAAGTGTACGAGGGGGTATTTACACCGAAAGTGCTTGAACAGTTTACGACACTTGTAAAGCGGACAATTAACAACTATGTTAGCGATATAATATCAGACAGGCTGAAAGCCGCCATAAAAGATGAAGAACAGCCCACAGAACAAGGCACGCCAACGGTTCAACAACCGACAGAAGAACAGCCAGATAACGGGATTGTTACCACAGAGGAAGAACTGGAAGCATTCTATATCGTGAAATCACTTCTGAGAAACATTTTCCCGGCTGAACGGATAACTTATAAAGACACACGTTCTTATTTCGGTGTTTCCATAGACAATAATGTGCGAAAGACTGTCTGCCGCTTTTATTTTGACCCTCCTACAAGAAAAAGACTTGCTGTCATTGACGAAAACAAAAGTGAAAAGATGTACAAGTTAAATTCAATCAATGATATTTATAACTATGCCGATACTATGATTGAGGCGGCAAAAAAATATTCATTATGAGGATTATTATTTTATTAATCATATCTATGGGGCTGTTCCTTTCTTGTGGAAATGGCAAGAAACTACCCAATGTAGGAGATAAGGTTTATGTGGTTCAAGAATGTCTTTCTGCTGTCAGTGAAGATGATTTTGCAGAATTGAACAAGGTGTGCAATAGAAAAGACGAAAGCAGGTTGGAAGAAATGATATTATCAGAAAAGGTTTTTATACTAAATCCAACAAATGAGTGTAAATTGATTGAGGCTAAATTTGGCAAATATAAAATTCGAGTAAAAGTTGATTGGGATAAAGAAATAGACTTGTGGGTTGCTTCTGAATTTATCAAATAAATATACATGCACATGGGAATAACATCAAGAAGTCAGCTAACACCGAATGGCGTTTTCTGTGCCCCGATGATTCCGGCAATGATAATTTACACCGATAAAAGATTTGGGCGGCACATACAGAAAATTCGATGAAAATAACTTTCAGATAGCAAGGCAGGGTGTTCACGGTTACGGACACCCTGTTTTCGTGAAGTCATCTTCTTCCTTGCAGAGATAACGGGCGACTTTATGACACACATCATCGGGAATAAACTAACCTTGATTAATGATTTTGCGGAGAGCAACAAAATCCGTATCTTTGAGACCTGAGAACAACACAAAAAAGATGTGCTTTTACAAATTTGTTGCTAATTTGTTGCTCTCACTCACATCCACAACGGCAAAAATATTATAAACCAATAGATTACATCAAATAAAGAACATTTTGCATCGGGAAATGATGGCTTGTAAGCAGCCATAAACAACCATAGCCAATTAGAAGAAAGCCGCTAAAAACCAGTGGCTTTTCTTTTTATGCTATTGTTAGCCAATTATTACGAACGGATTGAAAAGCTTATTGATAGCATATCGAATTGTGGATGGGGATTTTATGATACATTGCAAGATATTTATTCTGAATATCGGTAGTGGTTCTTAATCCTACATGAAAAGCAAGGAACTGAACCTGTGCACATAATGCACAGATTTAGTTCCTATCCCTTTAAACTACTCCATTGATTCCCGAATAATACGCAAAGTTTCTTTCTTATACTCCTTGCGGTCATATTCAAATCCTCTGCACATCCAGCAACCACACGGAGTTCCTGTAGTTTTGTAGACTTGCGCCCATTTGTCTTTTTCCAACTCAAACCAATGAGGATGTTCATAATAGCTTCCATCCTCACGAATGATGCAATGACCATAAGCGGGATACAGAATCATACGAGCCTTAAACACACGAGCCATTTGTTGGCGTCTCCACAATTTGTTTCTTTTGTCCATCGTCT